ATCACCCTGGTCGCGCGCACCGCACCAGTAGTGGTCGGCACCGTCCTTCCAACCGTACAGGATGGGCTCATACTGGCGCTGGTAGTCGGCACGGCCCATGGTGAACGTGTTCTTGGCCCAGATCACGAACGTGGACCACTTGCCACCGGCCGCGCGGAACGCCGACTGCAACGTATCCAGCTCAGACGAACTCATGGCGATGTACACCGCGCCCTTGGTCACGCCCAGGATGTTCTGGCATGCGGCGACCAGGAACGCACCGAAGCCGTCGCCCATGTTGTCGTTCAGGATCGGGCGGTTGGTACCGCGCATCTTGTCCTTGGCGGTGTTGGCGTAGTTGACGTTGTACGGAGGGTCGGTGAACGTCATGTCCACCAGCTCGTCACCCAGCAGCAGTTTGTAGTCCTCGGCCTTGGTGGCGTCACCGCACAGCACCTTGTGCTCGCCAAGCACCCAGACGTCACCCGTGCGGGACACCGGGTTCTCTGTGACCTCAGGGACCTGGTCCTCGTCGGTCAGGCCTTCGTTTTCACCATCGCCTGCGATCAGCGCGTCCCATTCATCGGCACTGAAGCCGGTAAGGGCCAGGTCGAATCCGCCTTCTTTCAGCTCCGCCAACTCCAGGCCGAGCAGTTCGTCGTCCCAGGATGCGTTCTCGCCGATCTTGTTGTCTGCCAGGATCAATGCCCGCCGCTGGATGTCGGTCAGGTGCGCCATGGCAACTACCGGCACATCAGTCATGCCAAGCTTGCGTGCCGCAAGCAAACGACCATGCCCAGCGATCACATTGTTCTGTCCGTCGACCAGGATCGGCGCGCCCCAGCCGAACTCCACGATGCTGGCGGCAATCTGTGCCACCTGGCCGTCGGAGTGTTGCTTCGCATTTCTTATGTAGGGAATCAGCGCCGCGACCGAGCGCAGTTCGATCTTGAGGTCAGCCACCGCGCTACGCATGGACTGCCTCCTTGGTGCCAAGGCGCTCTCCGGCAACGTCCGCAAATGCCTGGCCAGTCGCAGCCAGGGTGATGGCGACGTCGGCGTGGTTCTGCTGGAACCGGCGGATCGCCACGTCCACGTATTCCGGTGCGATCTCGACGGCACGGCACCGGCGGCCAGTGCGCTGTGCGGCCAGGAGTGAAGTGCCAGAGCCGTTGAACGGCTCGAACACCACATCGCCCTCGCTGGAGAACGCATCCATGATGTGCTCAGGCAGCGCGACCGGGAACACGGCCGGGTGATCGATGTCTTCGCCGATCTTCCCCTTGTGCCGCATGATCCGGATGACACTGTCGGGGATCCGCGTGTCCTGCGTTGGCGTGCCGACATGGGACCAGCCACCCACCTCGCCATCCTTCTTGCGCATCGCGGTCGACGAACCGTCGGCACGCAGATGCGATTCCTGGCCAGCGTGCTTGCACGGCACGATCTTGTGGGGCCGGCGCGACTCCTGGTTGAAGTGAAACACGAACTCGAAGCTCGGTGCCAACCTTCCGTTCCAGTCCCCTGGCATCCCCGGGCCCTGGTCCCACACGTACCAGCCGAAACGCCGCCAACCGTTTGTGCGCATCCAGTAAATCCACCCATCCCAGTACGGGACCACTTCGTTGTCGCGGTGGATCATTCCCAGGTTGACCAGCACCTGTCCGTCGGCCGCCATTGGCAGCACGGCAAACACGCCTTGCATCAGGCCATCCCAGTCGGCGATGCCGCCGCTGGTGTAATTGCGCTGGCCGCCATAGGGCGGAGACGTGAAGCACAGCGACGCGCACTCTGTGCCCATCAGTGCTGCGATCACCAGGGGATCGGTGGCATCACCGCAGATCAAGCGATGATCGCCAATGTGCCAGATGTCGCCAGTGCGGCTGACCGGCTTGGCCGGCGGCGTTGGCAACTCGTCGGCCGCATCACTGGGTGTGTCACCACCGGCGTCGGCGTCCGTTGCGAGCATCGACTGGATCTCCGCTTCATCGAAGCCAGTCAGGCCGAGATCGAAACCCGCCACCTGCAGATCGGCCAACTCCAGCGACAGCAGTTCAGTGTCCCAGCCCGAGCGTTCAGCCAGCTTGTTCTCCGCCAGGATGTATGCGCGCTTCTGGATCTCGGTCAGGTGTGCCAGTTCGATGACTGGCACCTCAAGCATTTCCAGCTTGCGCGCGGCCAAGATCCGCGCATGGCCCGACACCACGCCGCGATGGCCATCGACCAGGATGGGGCTGTTGAAACCGAACTCCCGGATGCTGGACGCGATCTGCGTGACCTGGTCGTCGCTGTGCGTGCGCGCATTCTTGGCGTACGGGATCAGCGACTCGATCGGCCGGTAGTGGATTTGCAGGGGTGGCATCAAGGGGTCCAGAAATGCAAAAACCCGCCAGGAGCACAGGGCTCGAAGCGGGTTCGTGGTGTTGGTAAGGCTTGTCGCATTGCCGCTTGGCGCTGCTCACAAGTCTGTCCAGAAGATAGCCGAAATATACGCCCAAAAGGCTCCAGATGTTGCACGGCCAAAAGAGCGTTTCCTGCGCGCATTCACCCTGCGGATTCAATAGCGCCGCGCATACGCGCTAAATTCCGCAAATTCACGCAGGAGAGTTCAGCCGGTCGACAACGACTTGAGCAGCAGCCTTCCAGCGACGCCACGCGGTCGTGCGACAGCAGCCGAAGCGCCTGCCGATCTCGACCCACTCGTAGTTGTCGGCGCGCATCCACACGAGCTTCCTTTGCTCGACCTCCAGCCACTGGACCCAGCGCATCACCACCAGCATCTGGTCGATGTCCTTGGGTGTTGGCGGAAACCGCAGTGGCGGTGGATCGTCGCCGGCCAAACGCTCGTACTCGGTTCGCACAAACGCGGGCCACACCGAGAAGTAGCCCTGGACGCGAACCGGCGGTAGTCGCCGAGCGGTGCGAGCAGCCTCGCTGAATCGGTTGGCGACATCGTCGACAACCCACTCAGCCATAAATGCCCCCCTTCCGAGTGGATCCGTACAGGCGCTCGCCGATCCTGCGAATCAGATCCCGCTCGTGCGCGGCCAGCCGCGCGTCCTCGGGAGAGATGACCAGCAGGTGCATCGCCTTCCATCCCTCCTGCTTGGTCGCCTCGACGTCCATCGGGCGGGGCTGGATGCGACCCAGCGTTGCTGCATATCGCGGTGGTGGGCATTTCATGTCACACCTCCTGCGTGTCAATGGCCCAGTGCAGCAGTGCCAGCGCGTCGGCCTCGTTGTCATCGGTCACCGGATGCCCCATGGCACGCATGGCCGCGATCACCTCGTCCTTGCCCGCGTTGCCCTTGCCGGTCGCGTGTTTCTTGATCGTGCCCACCGGCACACCCTGGTATGGCACGTTGTGGTGCTCACACCAGGTGGTGAGCGTGGCCATCAGCCCACCGTACACGTGAGCTGCGTCCACACCGGCGTGCGCACGCACCTCCTCGAAGTACACAGCGTGGATGTCGCTCGCCATGGTCTGGACCTCCGACAGCCAACGCTTGAAGCGCAGGTAGCGCATCCCGCCACCCTCGAAGCGCTGGGGTTTGAGGCTGACGAAGCCGTGGGCGAATGCGCCGTCGCGCGGCCGCAAGGCCCAACCGGTGGTGGTGCCCAGATCCAAGGCCAAGACGGTGGACTCGGTCGGATGCAACACATCGACGGCAATCACTGGCCGACCGCCTGACTCAGGTGACAGCGCAGGTCGGAGTTCTTGCTTACGTGCGCGCACGTGAGGAGAACTTCTGTTATTCGCTGTCAATTGCGTCAGACAGTGCCGGGAAGGTGAAGTTTTGTTCATGAACTGCTCCTCAATCATTGATGTACGAATAGGACGATTGCGGGTGCTTGGTAGGCTGTTTGAGGTCGATGCCGCAGAAGCCGCGCGCCCCCACCGAGTTGCGCCATTTCTTGAACTGGCGCGTGATCAGCGCGTCGGCAAACCTGCGCATCGATCCGACAAACTCGCCGCCCGCCTCCGCCCATTGCTTCCAGTCGTTGAAGAGCGTGATACTCAATGCCTTGTCGGCAGCGCCAAATCGGCAACGCTCCTCCATCCAACGGCCCATGGCGTCCTCGGCCTCGAAGTACTCGTCGGTGGCGCTGGTGACACTGGGCGGGGCTTGCAGGCCATGCTTTTGCCACTGCAAGCAGCCCTCGACCGCCCAGGCCAGGATGCCGTCACGCTCGGCCAGCAGTCGCTCGGTGAGCCGTTTGTCACGGCGCTCGGGCGGGATCGTGACGGTGAACGGGATCAGGTGTAGTCGGCGACGCATCGCCTCGTCGATGTTGCGAATCGCGGGCTTGTGGTTGCCCGCGATCAGGATCTTGTATTGCGGCGGGTAGGTGAAGAAGTCCTGGTACATGTGCCGCGCCGTGACCAGGTCGCCGCCGGTGATCGCCTTGATCTTGGATTCAGCCCAACGCCTGCCCTGCTCGGTTTCGGTCGCGGACACGAAGCGCGCCCCACGCAGCCCGGCAAGATCGGTCGGGTGCCGGTCCGACCGGGTTTCCATGAAAGTGTCCATCGGTGCATTGGCACCGTAGTCACCCAGGATGGTCGAGATCACGCTCACGAACACCGACTTGCCGTTCGCTCCGGTACCGTACAGGAAGAACAGCGCGTGGCTGCTGATGTCGCCAGTCAGGCAATAACCGATCATCCGCTGCAGGTAGGAAACCAGTTCCTCATCACCGCCTGTGACGTCGTGCAAGAAACTGCACCAGACCGGACAGTCACCCTTGGACGTCGCCGTAGTGACCTTGGTCATGCGCTCGGCGCGCTGGTGCGTCCGCATCACGCCCGTGCGCAAATCGATCACACCTCTTGGCGTGTTGAGCAGCCAGATGTCTGAGTCCCAATCCTCCACCAGGGCCGCATGGCGCGGATCGGTGCGCGCGATGCGCTCGACGGCCGAGATCGTGGCAGAGCTCGCGAGCCGCGTCCTCAACCGTTCGGAATCAGCTTTGAACGAAGCGGCGCGACAGACAGTGCGTGCCAAGTGGTGCACGTGCAGGGATTTGTCCACGTTCCAACGCACGCCATTCCACACCAGCCATTTGCCCCAGACGGAGCAGTACAGCCAGTCCTGCCCGTAGCGCCGGGTGAATGCGTTGGACAGGCCATCTTCGGTCGTGAAATTCACATCGTTGACCAGGTCCGTGCTGGTCTCGACCTCGACCTGGCGCACGATCGGCAAGCGGTCGGCGGCACGCAGGAACCCGATGACATCGAAGGCCGGCGCATCACTGCTCGGGTCCGGTGGCTGCAACGCGTCTGCTGCATCCCACCCTT